TTACTAATACTAGCACCAACGGAAGACACCAATGACATAACAAACTTTAAGATAATCCCATAAAATTGTATATTTTTACCGTACCTAACTAACCAGTTACACAATAACCAAGCGATAACCGCATCATCGTGTCCGCCTTTAGGATGGTCAACTCGGTTACCGATTGTCACCAAGGCTCTTATTTGAGTAGATAAGGTTTTATCTAATACTAAATGTGAAGTTGCTTTAACCGAAGATGTTAAAACTGTATCGTATAAAAACAATCTGCTATCACCGCTAGTAATAAACCCAAAATATTTTTTATAATTTTGGTACAACCCCTCAGTGTGTGTTGTGACTTGCCCTTGGATACTTTCATAAGCCGACTTCATAGACATGTGTTCATCCACCACTCTATTAAATATCCGTTTAAATGGGTTTATCTTCTCAGCAATTAAGTACAAAGCTATAGCATCCATCATATATTGCCCAGTAGATTTATTTTCTACAATTAAAGTAATGTTAGGAAATCTTATAAGTAATCTGGCAACCCATATTCCATAAGTATGAAGATTGGCTTCATTAATTGTCGAAGTAGCTATTGTGGCTAAAGTAGAAACATCAATAAGAACTAAAGCATTGGCATCCCTACCAGAAGCCTGCCCTGTATCAGACCCGAGAATAACTTGATTATTACTCATATAAGTCTCTATCTCATGTTCTTCTATATACCAATATAAAGCGTACCCTTCTGTCGATATTTCAACGTACTTATAATCAATTTCCGACTTCTCAATAACTCTCAACAAATCTTTATCTATTGGAGATGTTATACCACCACTATCCCAGATGTTGTAATAATCCTGATTAATCTTAGCCACAGTTCCGCCACTAACAGCTATAGCACTGCGTAACCAATCATCCGTATACCCTAACTGTCTATGTGACAAAACGATAGAAACACGAACATCCCCATCCGTTCTACTGTTTAAAAGTATAACCTTGTAAACCTCCTCTTTATTGCTCATATCCATTAATAATTTTTCGTTCCATCTAAAAGCAGCATTTCTATAATTGTACATGTACTTCCCTGGTTCTGTAATTGTGTCACCAGAGGTGGTAGTGAGGATAATCCCATGCGGTAAGCCGAAAGCTTTAAAGTTATCTCTTGCTGCTATATAAGCTGATAAAAATACCGGTAAGGAAATGTGCACGTTGGGAATAAAAGGTCCCTCATCTATGTGTCCATAAGGTATGGTATCACCACGAGCAACCATTTTAGCTCGGTCTTCTTTGTCTTGCCCTACAAAGCATTTATACTTATTGCCTAATAATTTACAAGTTAAAATCTCTGAGTTATCAGCATCTTCCTTTGTTCTAGGCGATAACCATTTAGGGTAAAGTTTATACGCTCTCTTAATGCGTTCTATAGTCCGTATGCGTAATCCGATGTTCTGAGTAAACAAAGATAATTCAGTTTCAGTGTAACGAAAATCTAGTAACCATAACTCTATCCCATCAGAGGTTACCGATTTACCTGTTTGTCTAGGTTGCTCGACCATGACGGAAATACTTAACATGAAATTCCATGCTATGCCCATGCTGCCTCTATTAGCAATAAATCGTTTGCCCCTACCACTTGAATCTATACAGTATATTTCTCTAAGAAAATACATTAAATTAAATTTGCATTCTCTTCTTATTTTAACCTGTAGCTCTAAACTCAGGTCTTCTGAAAATGGGTCAACCCCTTGTAACTCTGGTTGCATTAACTGCAAAGGCCATAAATAGTTTTTTATGCCCATCTGTCTCAACAAATCACAATAATCTAAAAACGTTTTATTGGTTGTCTTATTGTCGGGTATAGCCCTAGGGTATTTAGCCCAGTCATCTTTAAAGATAATCATTTATTGTATCCTGTTTATAAACTACACACACCCCTTTTAAAAGGGGTGTGTGTTTTTAATTAAATTAAAGTATTGAATAACATCAAAGGAGAGAGACCCAAATAATTATAAGTGTTGTATTGTGGATTTCTATACAACCAAATAATTTCAACTGTGTCTCTAGCAACCCATCTTTCACCTAATGGGTTATTTACATACAGTTTCCAATCGTCCAATAATTTGACATCTGAAGTGATGCCTTTGTATTTAATTCTAAAATGAGTTGGGTCAGGTGCTGATAACCGTAACGTTTCATCATAAAGTGTATTCAAAGGTCTATACAATTTGTTTAACCATTGTTGTGGTGTTATACAACCTGATTTAACCGACATCGCATAATTGCCTAAATCACTATACTCAGCGTATACCCCATCACCATACTGATTGTTTTGCCCAAGGTAATCAATTAGAAAATTAGCACCTCTTTCATTTATATCACCAAAGGTAACTTTTGTTACTTGAGTCACTCTAACACCTAATAATGTTTCAGGTATTAAATCGGACACAGCCAAAGAAAGGTGGTAGGTTAGCTCTTCAGACAGTTTGTCGTAACTTGAGTCCCCTGTTATAGTTAAAACATCATTAGGGATTTCAATTAACAAACTATAAAGCATACCTAATAGGTAATATTTATTGTTAAACTTTTCAGTTTCATGATTGTAATAAGGGCATACAAATATCTGGAACATGGTGGCTGGGTCAGCCTGTACAGACTTGACCCTATAAATGGACGATATGTTTCTGAGTAACGGATTATTAACGTTTAATGTCGGCTCTTCAACATCTGGGTAATAAGTTAAAACTAAATTAGTTGTAAGATTAGGAACACCTACGTTAAAATTACCCAAACCACTTATCACACATTTGTTACCATCTATTCTTATAATGTTATTACTGCCGTCGCTATAATGGAGCTTAGCTCTAAAGTCACCATTAACAACGGGGACGTTTACAGGTAGCAATAAAAGAAAATCATCTGTTGGTGACAACATAGAAGAAACTAATGTTATACCGGTTATGCTAACTTGTGATTTATCGTTTCTTCTTATTAGATTGCTATTTTTTATAGTGAAATAATGCTCACCCATAACTCCACCATCAGCAGAATAAATGACTAGGGTACAAATTTCATTATCGTCTAACCTCCAATTTGTATGGAAAACTTTAGGACGTTTCCATGTATTGTTGTTGTCATAGATTTGTTCTAAATCAACATTCTCACTAATAAGTCTTCCTTCTGGATTAAATGTTTGTGATAAAACAACACCAGTGCCTCCAGTGTTTGTACCCTTAAATAGTTTACAATTCGTAGCATCTGTTCCTGGAATAATATACCTATCGTCAATAGACATAGTGAATGGTGTTACTGATGTGTCTAAATATATCTTTTCACAAACGTGTGGTTGATACAACGGTTGGTTTTCCATTAATACAGATAACGGTGAGAATTTAGCCATATCGACAGCAGTAAGTTCAACAACAACGTCAACAAGGCGATAATTAGCGTCCCTAATTAATTCTCTTTTGGTAACCCGATAAATCCTATTATTATCCCAGTCAATAACCCCATCATCTACATTCGGAACCACAGTCCCATTGTTTACCGAATCCTTACCTTTAAAAATCTCTGGAAGATTCCACCATCCGAACCCTCTATTATCGTCAATTCTGAGTACGTTTAATTCGCTCATTTTTTATAATTCCTCTAATGTACATGGACATAATTATTAAGCCCTTCTATTTCATCGTTTAATAAATATTTATTTATCTTAGATAAAAACTCCCATTCATGTAAAGATACTTCCACTACGTCACTTGAAAATCTTGGTCCTATAGTAACATAACTTTTATTATGATTCATTCTAACAGGGTCTATTTTTAACAGATACCTATAACTCAAACAAATAGAACTGACTGCAAGTTGGTCTAAAACGACATCGTTAGGAACGTTCAAATTTCCATTCTTTATACTTTCAACAATGACATTAAAGAAAGGACTAACTAAATCATATTTGGTGGGAATACTTATAAAGGCGTCGTCTTTTTCTTGAGGCATAAGTTCAGTTAAGAACTCCCTTAACCTATCGTCGGTCACCTTATCTGTTAACTCAGTACAAGTATATTCGTCCAATATAGTGGGGGTTATGAATGTTGGTTTCTTAACTATCGCGTAAGGTGTGCCGTCTACGAAATCAGAAATGAATAAGGTATCGTCTTCTTTATAATTTTCTGTTTTACTTAACCGATTATATTCTATCGGTTTACCATCAACAAAAAACAAATACCCCCTACGGGTTAATAAGTCGTAACGTTTATTATTGGCTATCTTACCGTACTCTACCCATCCCCAATCCACAACTGAACTATTGTGCGAAGTTTCTTCGGTTAGCCCAGCATACACTACGAATAAGTTTTTAACCGTTGTTTTATCGAAAATAATAGATGTAAAATAAATCCTATTTTCTATAACTCCATAATCTAATCCCTCAATGATATATCTCCCGTTCAGATAAACCATTAAAGAACCAAATGGTAAAGATGAGAAAGGCATCAACGAAACACCATCCAAGTAATCAGAATCGGTTAAAACTCTGTTCAGTACAATAGACGAAGATGATAGTTTAATAACTTTTTCGTTAGCCGTGACGTCAGAAGACCAATTTAATCTAACACAGTCATTTACAATTGCTTCTGTATAATGTAATCCCAATTTACATTTTTCTATTACACCGTCCTTTAAGTAAAAAGCGACATACCCGTATTTTAACGGGACATCGGTGTACGACAAGTTTTTACTTTTAATACAGTCTCGGACTATCGAATAATCAAGATTTTCAATATCGTCAGAGTCATTTAACGGGTTGTGGATGGGTAAAAAAACCTCATACCCTTTTCCTATATAAGGAACATTGTTTTGAAATAGCGCTGGGATTTTTTGCAAATAGGGGAACCCTTCTTCATTGTAAGTTAAAAGTCTACCACCCCAGTTAGAGGTTATTGGTGGTAAAAGCCATTGTCCTTCAACATCGCTCTTAAAAACAGACTCTAACACATCTTTAGCTGCGTGTCTACTATAAACATTTTTAAATAACTCAGAACTTAAATAAGTTACTTCACTACTTAAAAATTTAAATAAAGGTGATGACTCCAAACTTTCAGCTCTCCATGGAACAAACGTAGACTTAACACCAGTTATTACAGAACGTCTAACTTGTGTTGGTAAATTAGCTAAGTCGGCTATTCTATTACTATCTAACATAGTAGGTTTAAAATTACCTGTCGAACGTCTAACCATATAAATTGATAAATCATTTAAAACAACCCCTTTTAGAATTTTATTCATAGATGCTATTCTGCTCAAAAGAGTGTTGGTATCTAGCGCCCAATCTTTATAAGTTAAAGGTATCACAGTGTTTGGATTTAATCTACTAAAATAAACTCCAACTTTCAAACCATTAATTGGGTGAGTTCCAACTATGTAAAATTCTATATCGTCAACATATACGTCTCCCTTAGACTCATCAAGATACACTATTAGTTTACGTTTATTATCGAGCCCACTAATATAAAAATTCAGTTCATCTATTAAAACAAACGAAGTATCTATCAAATGGGGGTCTATTACAGAAGTAACGGTATCGCCATGCTTCAATAAATCAAAAGCTGGTAAACCATAAGGGTAATAAAAACCGTTGACGTAAACGCTTTTAAAAGCGTTTACGTCTGCACCTTGTAATGTTTGTGTTAAACTAATATAAGGTGCAATATCATTGATGTCAACAACTAAAGAAAGATATTTTAAACGTGTATCCGTGAGCGGTGTTGTGGTATAAAAAAAGTTTGAATAAAATCTTATTTGCACCACTCCATAAGTGCAAAATTTATTAGAGTTGTAATCTATGGCTAAAATTAAAGAACCGTTATTAACATACTTTAAATAACATTTAGCTAAGTTGCATTGAACCCCATCAAACATTATATTTATTATAAGTGAATTAACAAACATCAGTTCGGAGCATGTAACCCAGTCGTTCAAATTACTATCTAACCCGAGCATGTGTAAATTCACATTTCCTAATTCATAGACAACATATCTATCTCCACTAGGTAGTCTAATAGATTTAAATTCTAAATTTAAAAACCCTACAGCACCTACCGTAGTTGAAATAGGTTTAACTTGCAACAACACTTGTCTATCAGCGTGTGGGTCTTGCCATGTATTACGCAAGCTGTATTCATAAAGTATTTCCTTTTCAGACATAACGCCTCCTAGTTGTTTAAAGTTGATTCTACATAACTAAAAAATTTATTAAAAGTAGCAATATCATAATTACGTTTCACACAGTCTACTGCCATACCAATCTTAAATTTCTTTTGAAAGTTATCTTCCAAACATCTTTTAATCATAGCCAACAACATTGGGGGGTGTTCTAAACAGATAGCCACGAGTTCTGTGTTATTTGCACCAGAAAAACCACCATTCATTAACGAATTTAATAAAACATTAATACTTTTTCTTGAACTACTGTCATCACCTACGTTAATAATGTTACATCCTATAAACTCGTTTAAACAGATTAATCTGGTAGGGGCGTAAACTTTATCTCCCTTTCCAGCGTACTGTGAAGTTTGGTCACTGTTTACAGGGGTGCTTACAAAACGATTTAACGAAAACTCGTTAGCTTCCGATAAATCTATTAAATCAGCAATCACTTGTTTGGGTACTCTTAATAAAGAAGGTAATGTTTTTAAAGCGTAAGATACCCCATCATAACTTTCAACATTACACATAAAGAAACTGTTGTAATAAACTGCCATGACTACTTTTAGTTGGGTAGCTTGTACTACAGATAAATTATAAAAACGAGATAAGGTGGAAGAAGTCCATGTAGCAAAAACATCTATTGTGAATTCACTAACAGCCATAAAAGATTGATTTGAGGTGACCCAAAAATATTCCAAATAAGCTCTAAGTATATTAAAGTTATATTCGATAGGGTTTTTAATTCTACTATTAATAGTATTAAAATTAGCTCTGTTATCCACTATAATCATTGGGGTGTTATTGTTATTAGCATAGATGAATGGGTGATTAAATACAGGGATATTTATTTCCCCTTGTAAAGACAGAACTCTATGTTCGTATAAAACCGAAAACTCTGTATTGGCTTCATCTAATAGATGTTCTCTCATTGCTTTTTCACCAATGTCAAGTATTCTATTTTTTAGAGGTAATGTTAATGTGGTAGTGTAAGACGTTGAGTACGGAGTTGTGAAGAGCATTATATTTATCCTCATAATAGTTAAAATTAAAACAACTTAGTTGCACATAGCATAAACCCATTATCCACACATTTCTTTTTCACCATGTAGACAACAGCTTTTATGGCTGTTGTCTATCCATTATTTATCCATCTTATTATTTTCTATAAATCATTCTACAAAGTTACTCAACTTACCTTCCTCTTCTTCTCTCTCCTCACTCTTCTTTTCTCTTCGGGGCTCCGCCCCACATTGTTATACATAGTATAACATAGATGATTTTAAAAAATAAGTTTAATCTTCGTTTTAAACTTAAAGTATTAATAAAAACCAGTTATTGGTATTCTATAAGACGTAAATATACTGTTTACTTTTCTTAACTTAAGGAGTTTAATATGATGTTTTTTGCCTATCAAAAACGTAATGCTATATTACATGCTATAAAAAATATTAACAACGGTCATCTGTCTTTATCAGGTTTAAATTTAAAAAGTAGTGATTTGACACCAGAAATTATAGAAATGGTTAATGTCTCGAAAGTAACTGTTGTTGACCTTAGTTTTAATAAGTTAAAGGATACGACCCCCATTAGTGGATTAAGTAGTGTTCAAGATTTATTTCTTGTTTGTAATAATATTGACAATATCGCCCCATTAAACGTTTTGAATAAGTTAGAACGTATTAATTTAAGCAATAACAAAATAACAACCATTGACCCTATCAAAGATATGAAAGGTCTCACCTATGTTAATTTTGGAAATAATAAATTAGAGAATATTACCGCTATTAAAAATTTAAGTAATTTAACAGGGATTAACTTTTGTAAAAATAGATTAATTGATATTTCACCAGTTAGAGGTTTGATTAATTTAGCGTGTGTAGACTTTAGTGTAAATTATATAAGTGATTTTTCACCTTTGGATGACTTACCGAATCTTATTTATTGCGTCAGAAATGTTGGCGACGATGAAAGTTTAGAACTGGATAGAATGTTAGAATGATTTTAGTGTACACACCCACATAGTTGTGGGTGTGTACACTATTTAGTTTTCGTAATTATTGAAATCATATATTATTTAAGTAGTGAACAAGTTGTTTACTTTTATCTTTTATTTTACTAAGGAAAAATCATGGACATAAATAATTGTGAAAAACGAATTGAAATTGAAAAACGTATAAAGGAGATTGAACATGGTACTTTAGTCCTGGGTTACATAGGTTTAGAAAGTGAGGATTTAACGCCAGAGTTAATTAACACTATTAATGAATTACGAGTACACACTCTCTTTTTACATGTTAATAAACTCACAGATATATTCCCTCTGGCTGGGTTAACCAACATAAAAAAGCTTATTTTAAGCGATAACAATATAACAGATTTTAGACCGTTAGCTGCATTAATTAATCTGACTTGTTTACATTTAAACCTCAACGGGAACTTAGACCTTAATGGAGACTTAGTGCATAATAAGGACACGGACATTTCCCCGTTAGCTGGGCTAATTAATTTAACGGAACTTAACCTTGAAAATAACCAGATTACAGACGTTTCCCCATTGGCAGGACTGATTAATTTAGAACACCTAGATTTAGAGGACAATCTTATTACGAACATTCGTATGTTATCTGTTTTACCCAATTTAAAGCGGCTTAATATGCGTGGTAACCCTATCGCAGACATTAATTCCCTCTTCGCACCAGGAGTAAAAGTTAATGTTAGTTAACGCTATTACCAGCACCGCTAAAATTTATTACCGTGTAACCCCTGTAAATTATCGAGAAATATTATGACTATAGTAAATCAACAATTAGTTAAAGAGTCCAATGGAGAAAAATTCGACTTAAGAAATCCGATGGAACTAAAAGCCTATTTAAAAACACTTTCTGAGGAGGATAGAATAGCTTTATTTAAACATCTCTCATATTACAGTATTATCCAGGAATGTCTTTTGCTAGAAGAAAACATAGCTACACCAGAAACCATTATACAGGTTATGTTAAGTAAACATCTTAACCCTAAATATATCTGTAAAGTAATAAGGTGTTGTAAGG